GGCCAGATGCGGAACGCCCGCAATTCAGGATCGTCGAGCATGCGTTTCTGCACCGACGGATCGCGCATGAACTCATCGAAGGCGATCCCGTGATCGTTGCACCACTTCTCGACGATGATGCCGGGCACCTCCGCGAGAACGCGCACGTCCAACTCGCCCGGAAGCTGGTGCAGCCTGGTCAGTCCACACGACTGCAGCGCCTTGCAGTGATCTGCAACCGCGCGCAGCGCGTCCATGTCCTCGCTCGCCTGATCAACGATCAGGTCATCCTGCAGGATGAGTTCTCGCTTCATTCGACTCCCCGAAAGGGCGCGCCTGTTGCCAGACGCGCCCTTTCTTGGCCCGATTACGGGTTGAGATCCCGAATAGCGCCGAGCGTAGATTCCTGATCCACGATCAGAGTCACTTCCGTGAGGATCTGCCACGCCTCGGCATCGCCAGTCCGCGCCAGCTCCATGGTCTGGAATGGCCGGAGCTGACCGAGCGCCATCTTGTCGTAGTCGACGATGTAGGCCGTATTGACCAGCCCCGCGCCCGCGCCCGACATGACGCGATTCGGCACCACGCGAGTCACACCGAAATCGTGACCGTAGAACGTGAAGCTCGTCTGCAGACGCACGTTGCGCGGATTGCCCGCCGCGACCTCGTTCGTGCGCTGCACGTTGCCGATGAAGGCAGATACCTGCTGCTTGTGAGACGGACTCACGAGCAGCACGTCCGCGTTGCCGCCGTTCTGATAGACCGACAGGATGACGGCCTTCAGCATGTCTTCCGTGAAGTCGCGCAGCGTGCCCTCAGTGGGCGCGGTATTGGTCTGCGGGTTGGGAGCCACACCGCCTGTGCCGAGTGAGTTGTTGGTCGCGATCCATCCGTACAGGCCGCGCATCTTGCCGGCCGTGGACGTGCCGTCGTCCTGCACCGCCGTGGCGTTGCCGATCGCCGCCGCCTCGATGTCCTTCTTCAACTCAACCATTTTCTTGGTCTTCTGATAGGCCACCTCTGACGCACGGCCGTACTTCTTCACGGCTTCGGTGGAGCCGCTGATCTTGAAGCTGTCCGTGATGATCTGCGTCCGGTTGCTGTACTGACCGGGCTGCGANACCGCCGGGAAGGTGGCGTCCGCACCTTCGACTGCCGCGTTGTTCGCATTCGGCGCACGGTACGTGTCCGCAGTCCACTCGTGCAGCTTCGCCTTCACCGGCCGACGCGCAATCGAGCTGACGAGCGGAGTATCGCTCGGGCGATAGTTATAGATTCGGTTCTCGACGTCCTCCGAAACACGGACGACGTTGTTAGTGGTAAGCGTAGCCATTGATATCTCCTAGATACCGCGTGCGGCAGCGAATCCAGCCAGCGCATGCAAATCGTTCGGGTTGCGCTTCAGCCGTTCGGCTGCCTTCATCGCGGCGGCGGACTGGCCGCCATCGTTCGGTTTGGCCGCGCCGGCTCGCACCGGAACGCGGTTCTGCTGCGCCTGCTTGCTCTTGGCCTGCCGCTGCGCGCGGTAGAGCGCAGCATCTCGGGCCACCAGCAGCGCGCGGTGGTCGTACAGGGTTTTCAGCTCGTCGGGCTGATACCCCATGCTGATGAGGTACTCCGCGATGAGCTTCTGCTCTTGAGCCGCGCGCTTCTCGTCGCGCCAGCTCGGGAGCTTGTCGATCAGAATCTGGCGCTCACGCTGAGCGTATTCCGCCGTCGCGCGTTCCTCGGCCAGCCTCTGCTGCTCCAGCAGTTGGGCCCGTGCGGCCTCGGCCTCGCGATAGCGCTGCGCCTTCTGCTGCGACTGCTGGAGTCGCGCGATGTACGCAGCCGGATCGCTCTTGGCGAGTTCGTTCAGCGCCTGCTGGTCGTCGAGAAGCTCCGCCTGCAGCACCTGCATCAGCGTTTCGAGCCGGGTGACGTAACTCTGACGTTCCTGCGCGACCGCCTGCACGAGTGCCTCGGCTTGGCGTCTGGCTTCCGCGACCTCCGCCGTCTTGCGACGGTAGTCGGCGTCCTTCATGTAGCCGGCGATCAGTTCCGACTTCTTCAGGCGGAACTTCTGGCCGCCGTGTTCGATCTCGAACTCCGGGTCGTCGTCGGACTTGGCCTTCTGCGGGCTGTCCTTATCGGCACCCTCGTCCGATTCGTCCGATTCGTCGGTCTCGGCTGACTCGTCGGACTCGTCGGACTCGTCCGCTTGAGTCTCCTTCGCCGAGTCGTCCTGCTCCGCGTCCATGTCGGCCGCGATCTCGTCCAGATTGAGGTCTTCTGTGTCGAGCTGCTCGGTGGCTTGGCTCTCGTCGTTCATCGCTTACTCCGCGTTGGGCGCGAACGTGATCCGGTTATGGCTCGATGAGCCGTCCGTCACTCATTCGCACGGTGAAACGGTCGCCACGGACGACCGGGCAACCGTAAGAAAGCGTCTGATACAGATCAGGACACGCACCCGGGAAGGTGATGCGCGTTGGCGTGCCGCGAAGCTTCTTCAGAAATTCCACGGCGTCCGCCCACGTGATTTCAGCCGATCCCGCAGCTTCATCTGCGCCAGCTTCCCGCTCGACACGACCGATTCCAGATGCGTCCGGACTCGGTGCAGCAGCTTCAGGGTCAGCCACAGCTTTTCGCGACCATCCCCGTCTCTTGCTGGACTCTGCTTCCATTTCTCGATGACCTCTTTCTCGATCGTCTCGAACGCTTCGATGAGCAGCGGATGAGCGAGCAGACGCTCCGCCTCCTGCGCACGCTGGAGTTCCTGCTCGGGCGTCACTGCACGCCTCCGATTTTCACGAGCCCGAGCGCCTGTTTGATCTCATCCAGTCCGTCCGCGAACTTCGCGATGTGCTGCTTGATGAGATCGGTTTCGGCCTTCATCTGCGCAATGCGCTCGTCGCTCTGAATCTGCATCTGAGCGATCATCAGCTTGACGTTGTTCTCGAGCTGCGCGCGCTGCTGCGCGGCCTGCGCTTTGATCTGCTCGGCCACGATGAGCGCCTGCGCGGCGGCCTGAGAGTCGTCCTGCTGACCCTGCTGCGGAGCCGGCGGCATGCCCGGCTGCGGCGGCGTGAAGAACTGGTCCACGTCGCGATAGCCCATCGCCTCGGCGAGCCGCGAGAGCGCCTTGTAGGCGTTCATCGGGCCCGCAAGACCATACGGCGCGACTCGCTCGATGAGCTGCAGCAGGAGCTGCAGGTTCGCGATCTGCTGCTGCCGGCTCGCCGTGCCGATGCCAACCGACACCGTCGTGTCGTAGCGGGTGCGCCACGCACGAGGGTTCAGCGTCATCCACCGCCCGTTGATCTTCACCTGCTGCGGCCGGTCGATGTTCTGCTGAGCGAGCTTGAGCATCAGCAGATACAACCGCGTGATGCCCGTCTCCGCGAACACGCGCGCGATCAGCTCGATACGCTGCATGCCGGCATTGAGCAGCGCCTCGACGCCCATCGAGCCAACGTTGCTCTTTGCGAGCGAATCCGGATGCAATCCCTGGTTCGGCTCGCTGACTCCGGTGCGCTTCTGCTGCACTTCATCGAAGTGCTGAATCAGCGTCAGGCCAGCGCCGCCGACAAACGGCACCGCGAGATCGCGAATCGCGTCCAGCTGCTTCACACGCACGAATCCGCCCGGTCGCGGCTCCAGCAGGTCATCGAGGTTCACCTGGCCGTCCACCACCGCCCGCATGGGCGTATTGGCGAGATAGACGTTATCGAGCACCTGCCGGATGAGCGCTGTCTTGATCTCCTGCAGGTCTTTCACCAGGTCGGCCACCGAGAGCCCGATGACCTTGTACGGCATCAGGATGGGGCAGAACAGCGCGAACGGATGGTCGTCGGTGACGTAGTTCTCGAGCACGACGGTGCCGCTCTTGACGATGCGCCGATACTCCGCGATCCCGTCGCCGTCGTAGTCCACGCGCAGGTATGCATCGACCAGCGTCACCTTGCGCTGACTCGGGTCAGGCGGGTCACGCATCTGCTCCCACGTTCCGTCGTAGTTTTCCCGCGCGACGCGCTCTGCACTGCCCTCCAGAATCGAGTCATCATCGTCGAGCGAATCCACCAGCTCTGCCGGGTAACCCATGCTCTTCAGGTCGGAGAGCGTCAGATCGTCGCGCACGTGCGCAATGAAACGCACGTCTTCAATCGAGCGCGCATCCCGCGCAATCCGGATTTCCTCCGGCGGAACCCCCTCCGCCCTGAGCACCGGCACCTTGCGCTTGCGCCGGAACAACATGTCATATGACATGTTCCCGTCCGGGCCCTGCGTCGGGGTCTCCGAGAGCAGCTCAAGCTCCGGGTCCGCGAGCAACTGCTCGCGCTCGATATCCGAGAGCCCGTTGTAGCTCTCTTCCCGGACATCCCACCGGAAGTCCGGATAGCACTTGATGACGCCGCGCCGACTGATGAGCGCGCTCTTGATGGCGTCATGGAGCAGCAGAAATCCCTTGTTCCTGCGGTAGATGAGATAATTCACGTACCGCGTGGCATCCTCTGCCGCGCCCTCTTCCTCGGGCGAGTCGGGCTCGAACCGGATCACTTCCTCGCTCCCGGCGAACATCCGCATGAGCGTTGGCATGATCCATTCGACTGTTTCGAGCACATCGCGCGAGACGACCTTGCTTCGACCCTCGACCTCCGGCGGCGCCAGATTCCCGACCTTCTCGCCGAGGTAATACTGCATGTTCTCGGCGGCCTCGGCGGACAGCTCGTCCGTGAGTCCGACCGCATCCGCGCACTCGCGATCGATCAGCTCGGCCAGTTCCTCGTCGGTCATCCCGTGCGGCAGCTCGCTTTGCTGGTCGTCGGCCGCCAGCTCGTCGGCCGGCAGTTCGGCGGACAGGTCGATCAGCTCTTCTGGCGTCATACCGTCGCGAGACTCCTGATCCGCGGACGCGGAGTGCTCCACGTCTCGTTGCCGAGATCGCCCTCCACGATCGCGAGATAGCGGAACATGTCAGCGCCGTGCGAGTACTCGTCATGCACCGGCCGCGTCGGCTCCTGCGTCTGTGTCGGCACGTGCCGTCGATAGCGCTTCAGGCACTCGACCAGTCGCGCCGCCTGCGTCCCATCGATGAGCACGCGCGGGAACATCATGCGCGCCTGCCGGATGCCGGCCTCCACCGGCTGATTCGGCACAATCCGCACATCCCAGCCGAGATCCCGCATGATCTGCTCCGCGCTCTTGCCGGCGCGATAGTCCCCATGCGTGCCATCGTGCGGGAGCCAGAGCTGTCCCCAATTGAAGCGAAGGTTGCGCAACTCGGCGCTCCACCAATCCAGCGTCTTGTGCGTTTCCTCGCGATACCAGATCACGCGCACCTGCGAGTGCAGTCGCTGCACGATGCCGACGGCCATGGCATCGGCCCATCCGAGGTCGAAGATCACGTGCGCCTTCAGCGCCGGGTCATACGGCACCGCACACACGCGCCGCTCCGCCAGCAGCGCAGCGACCTCATCCGCATAGATCGCGCCGGAGACTGCCGGCAGACACTTGCCTTCCCAGATATGGTCATACTCGTGCTTGGGCAGCCGCGCCTGATCGCGCAGGCGTTCCTTCGCCAATTCCGTCTCGCCGAACCACGGGTTGTCCCGCCAGTTCATCTCGACCACGACCGCATCATCTGGCGG